CCGGCTAACTCGTCGCTCAACCGGAAACCCCCGGCAGGGCAGCGCTCGCGCGCTTCGTCACTTGCAGTAGCTGCCGGGGTTTCCGGTTAGCTCTGCGTTAGGCCGCTTGGGCACTTGGCAGGTACTCGGCCGGCACGTCCCGCAGTTCGCTGGTGTCGATGGTGTAGCCGACCCGCTCTGCCTTCCGGAACTTGTGCGAGTGCTCGGACCACTTGAATTTGTATTCGTGACCCGCAGGCGCCCCAACATGGCGCACAACAAGCATGCCGCCCGGTGTGCGCCGCACAATCACCACGCGGCCCGCGTCTTCTTCGTTGCCACTTCGCCAGCGCCGCACACGCACCATGCGGCACTGCGGCAGCGCAGCGTCGGCCTCGGTCTGCGCTTGGCGCACAGCGGCATAGGCGGCGCCGTGTTCGGCTTCCAGCCGCTTCAGCGTGTCCCTCGCTGCGGCAACTTCGGCGGCTTTGGCGCTCAGCGCGGCCTCAGCTTCGATCACTGTCTTTGGCTTCTTCACTGTTTGCTCTCCAAGGTTGTAGCGGGCGGCCTAACCCATCGCTCAAAGCCGACCCCAAGGGGCCGGCGGCTTGGTTTGTGCTCGTGTGTTCCGTGGTCATCGTTGCTCCTGTGCAGCCCCTTGGGGCGGTTCAGCTCGATCGTTAGGCCTTTTGCCGCCGCACTTCTGCAATGGCGTTCGCTGCGTCGTCAGCCTGCCGCGCATAGAACATCGACAGTTTCTGTGCTGCCTCGGCCAGCTTGCGCAGGTCGCGTCGAATGCGGCGCTCCATCGCTGTATCGGTTCCAGGCACACCATGCAAACCGTCGTTCTGGTGCGTGTCTAGCACCGCCGCCACGGCGTCAAAGGTACGCCGGGCCTCGGCTGCGTTTTGCAGTTCATCGGCCAGTTGTCCAAGACTCTTTGCCATCGTCATCCTCTCCGGCCACCAGGGCCTAACTACTCGCTGAACCCCGCGACCCGCTACGGCGGGCCGCTCCTGTGTTTCTGCCTACTCCGCAGCGCCGCAGCGGTCGCGGTTAGCTCGAACGTTATGCAGCACCAACAGCCGCGTCCCACTCGCGCCGCAGCTTGTCCAGAATCTCGGCGTCGTGTGTGCTGAGCGGCTGACCCACGCGCTGCGCGAGATTGAAGGCCACATCGCTAAGCTGGCCGCCCACAGCCTTAGTGGCAGCGTGTCGCTTGTCGCAGCCGGCAATCGCCAGCGCCTCAACGCGCTGCGCAAACGCATGTACGGTGCGCCCGGTCGGTGCGCCTTCGGGAGCGCCGCGCGTTACGTCGCGCCATTCTCTGTTCGCAGTTTTCCTGTCCATCTTCCATCTCCTGTAGTGCGCCACCAGGGCGCTGCATAACTCGCGTTTCGAGCAGACGCCCAGCGGCGTAGCTCACTCCGGCAGCGCCACGCGGGCGCTGCTCAAACTATCGTTAGGCCCTCAAGGCAAGCGAACAAAAGTCGGCGCCGGGTACGGGACCGTTTTCCAGCCGATCCATTGCTTGTCGGGTGGGCTCTGCGCTTCGTTGTCCTTGTGGCCCAGAATCTGGTAGTCCGTTTCCAGGACCACATCGCCATAGCTGCGCAGCACTTTGCCGCCTTTTTCAATCAGGGTGTGGTAATACTCGGTCATTGCGTTTCTCCACCAACGGGCCTAACCCGTCGCTCAACCGCCGACCCATCACGGCGGGTGTCTTGGTCTGGGTTCGTTTGCTCTGTGGTCATCGTTTTTCCTTTGCGCCGTGCTGGTCGGCTTTAGCTCGAACGTTAGGCCCCAATACGCTCGCCCAGCGCCTTCAGCTCTGCCCACATGGGGTCGCCTTCGGACAGCGCCTTGCTCAGTTCGCCGCAGGCCATCGCGTAGTCCAGGCACAGCGCGCGAAGCCGTTCAATCTCTGCTGCGTCGGCCTCTACGCGGTCGGCAGCTTGGCGCGCACGGTCAACAAACTGGTGCAGCCACACCGCGTCCACTGGGAAAGGCACGGGCATGCGCAGCACGCCCAACAACATCACATCGCTCATGTTCTCTCGCTCCGGTAAGAGGGGCCTAACCCCTCATTGCAGAGCCGACCCACGCCGGCAAGCCGGCGCGGTCGGCTGAATTAGGCGTTAGCCGGCTTGCAGGTCGGCGCCGTAGTCGCGCGCCAAGCAGTCGCGGTGCCCATAGCTGACGGCGTGAGCGTTGTCGTACAGCTCTCCGTTCTCGCGTCGGTACTCGCTCCCGAACACGTACTTGAACGCCTCGCTCATCGGTTTGCCACAGCGTTCGCAGCCGCCCCAGTAATCCGAGCCGCGCCCGGTTCCTTCAATGCGCCGCACAGTGCGGCCGGTCGGCACACCCATCACAGCACCACGGCGGTTTGCTTGTGCGCCAGGGCGATCAAGCTGCCGGCGCGCACAGTGCGTTCAACGCTGCCGGCCAGCACAAAGCGAACGGTCTTTGCAGCAACAACCACACGATCAATCTCGCTGCCGTCCCAGTACACCAAGCCGCTTTCGAGCTTGCTGGCTTCGATTGCGGGGAACTGTTGGCCTTTGATGTTGACGGTGTTCATGTCTTGCTCCGGTTGGTGTTTCGATGGGTGTTATTGAATCACATAAACCAGCGCAGCACAAGCCCCTTCGCACAAGTTTTTGCATCACGTATACTCGCCGCATGGAAGAACCAAAAAACCATGGTGGCCGCCCACCCGTGCCGCCTGAACAGCGCCTGGTGCAGCGCTCCATTCGCCTCACGCCTGCGCAGTGGGCCAAGATCGACGCGCAGGGGCTTGCGTGGCTTCGTGCGCTCATAGATCGTGCCCGCACTCCACCAGCCGGCTAACCCTTCACTGAACGCGGACCCGTCACTGCGTGCCGGTCCGCTTTAGTTCAAACGTTAGGCGGCTCGTGGCGGGCCTGCAGTTGGCACTTCAGGCAAAGCGGCGCCATCTGCCGAACCGGCTTGCCGCGCGCCGTGCGCGCCTCCCACTCCATCACATCGCCGCTCAATTCCTGCGGGTAGCGCCACAGCCCGCACTTGCCGCACTGCTTCTGCCGCAGCCCGGCCTTGTGCTGCGCCTCGGCCCACTCGTGCCAGGCCAAGTAGCCCTCGGGCGCTTGGTCGCCGGGCTTGTAGTGCGCCTGTTCCAAGATGCAGGCAACCTTCACGGCTCAATCCTCGCGTCACACTCGAATACGATGAATGGCGGCGGGGCCATCCAGACTTGCAGCGGAAACGTGCTGCGGTCGGTGCGGCGCAGGCAGTCTTCGCAGCCCTCGCGCCAGTCGCCGGGCTCGGGGTCGTAGCCTGCGCACCGCGCCACGTCTGCGGGCAGCCGCCTAACTCCTCGCTGAACCACCGGACCCGCGTCGGCGGCCGGCTTTGTCTCGTTTGCTTGCGTCATCACGCCTCCTTGGTCCGGTTAGCTCGAACGTTAGGCCCTCAAGGCTCGCAAAGCAGGGCACGCCTGCTCGCACACTTCGGCCAGCACAGCCGCCGCGATGTCGTCAAACGCTGTGTCTGATCTGCTCACGCGCCAGTGCACCGCACCCAAGGCGGCGCGCAACATTTGAATCTCCATGTCGCGGTGTGCCAGCTCGGCCGCAATCGCACTCTTTGCGTGCAAGCCTTCCCCCGTCATCGCGCTCATGTGGCGCACAAAGAGTTCACCCTGGGCAACATGGTCACGCTCCGCATACAGCGGGCCTAACCCCTCGCTCAGCCCCCGACCTGCACTGTCCCCGCCGCTCATGGCTGGCCTTTCAGGGCGGCGCCCTTGGGTGCGGGGCTGTAGTCCGGGCGCTTCCATGTGCCGCGAATGACGCTGATGCAGTCGTCGCTGTCGAGCATGTAGTCGCCCTCGGTGACGCAGTGGTCGTCCTCGGCCTTGATGGCGACGCACAGGCGCTCGCGCTCGGCTGCTAGCGCCTCCGCCAGCCCCTGCTGCACGGCATCGCGCGGGGGCTGCTCTGCCAGAGCGCCGGCCGCAAAGACACCCCCGGCCGCATCCTCAAGCGCGCACAGTTCCGCCATTTCGGCGGCGCTGCGCTCCGGCTGCTCTCGGCGCACACGGCCTGCATTCGGGCCGCCAGAAATAAGCCGCGACCGCTGCGCGGGTGTCAGGGTTAGGGGCTGCTCTGCGCGCTCGGCTGGCGTGGGGTGGGTGGCGGCTAGCTTGCGCAGTTTGCTGGCGAACAAGTAAGCGTTCTCAAGAAGATGCGCAGCCCGAGTGCACACCTCGCCGCGACGAGAGCTACCGCCGCGTAGATCGGCTGCCGTTTTCAGCCAAGCCGCAAGCTCGCCATCGTCGGGCAGTTCAGCGGGCGCCGGCTGCTCTTGTGCGGCTGGCGTGGGGTGGGTGGCGTAGAACGGGCGCCAGCCTGCGGCGCGCGCCTCGGCTTCAGTCAGCGGCGCGGGCGGCTGCGGCCCTTTGTGGAAGGCGGGGGCGTAGAAGTGGGGTGGCTCGCTGTCACGAACCCACCACGCGGGTGCCGGCTGCTCTTGTGCGGCTGGCGTGGGGTGGGTGGCGGCAAACCGGGAAAGCATCAGGCGCTCAATGGCCCTGGCTACGGCTCGGTCGTATTCCTGCGGTGCCATGTTGGCGCACATGATTTCGCTGCACGCCTCGTCAATCTCGGCATCCCGCAGGATGGCCGGCGCCGGCTGCTCTTGTGCGGGCGCTGCTGAAGGACACACCTGATGCCCGTTGCGAGCCCAAACGCAATCCTTGGGCGAGATTGCGCTTTGCTGCTCTTGTGCGGGCGGGTGGGCGTAGAGGGGCGTTCCCTCGGGCCGCGGCGCACCGTTCCACTCAAGCGTGTAGCGGCTCATGTGAACCTCGGCGACAAACGCCACCGGCCCGGCCTCGGTCTTGCTCATGATGCTCTCCGTTCTTCGTTGGCGGCCATCTGCGCCACGGCGAAGATGCTGTTGGGGGTGGTGGTAATGACCTGGCGCAGGGCGCGCAGCTTCTTCTTGTAGCGGCGCGTGCGCTCCGCATTCGTGAGCGTGCCGGGCCGGCGCGCGTCGGGCTGATTGCCCAGGGCGTACACGGCGCGCAGTTGGTCGCGCGTGTCTTCCTGCTTGCGCACCCAGCGGGCGATGTAGATGCAGCGCGTCAGTTGCACGCCCTTGTGCATCGTTGAGATTGAGGCTGACACCCTGAACTGGTCCGCCGCAGGCCAGAAGGCCTGCACCTCGGATCGCGTCATGGGGCCATGCTCGGCCAGAAGCGCGCGGATGGCTGCGTAGCTGGGTTTCACGCCACCTCCAGCGCATCGACGGCGGCGAACCAGCGGGCCCACCATTCCGGGCCCATCTTGGGGTGCGTGGGGAAGCGGCTCGCGCGGGCTTCGGCGGCCAGGGCGCGCAGGGTGTCGGCGGGCGTGGGCTCAGGTGTCAAGGATTCCTTGACAGTTGCCGGCTCCGGGTTCACCTCGGCCAGCCCCACGGCCTCGCCCGGGTCTGCGCGGTCGCCGCCCATCTCGGCTGCAGTGGTGTGCGGGGCAGCGTCGGGATCGTCGGCGCGGATCGGGTCGCCCGGGTCGGTGGCGATGGCGTCCAGGGTGTCGCCCAGGGCCAGCAGGTTCGGCAGCGCGGCGGCCTTCTCGCGTGCCGTGGCGGCTGCGCAGCTGGTCTCGAACTCCGCTTGAAGCTCTGCCGCGCGCTTCAGGTCCAAGGCGGCCAGCCGGTCGCTCTCGGCTTGCTTGGCCGCAGCCTCCGCAGCCCGTGCCGCGGCCTCACGCGCGGCCAGTTCCTCGGCGGCCTTGCGGATGGCGGCGGCCTCGGCAGCGATGCGGCGTTCCTGCTCGGCGAGCTCGGCGGCCCGGCGCTCGTTTTCCAGCCTGATGGCCTCCTGCCGCGCCGCCTCGGCCTCGCGCGCCGTAGCCTGGGCGTGCAGCACCTGCATCTGTTCCAGCGCGCGGGCCTTGGCGCCGGCCAGGGCTTCGGCACGGGCGGCGTCGGTGTCGCTCACGTCGCTGTCGGTCAGCATCTGGATGCCCCGGGCGATACGCTCGGCCGTCATGCCCACTTCCTGGCAGCGCAGCAGGTAGCCGGCGATGGTCTGCAGGCGCGCGGCGTGGCGCTCCTGGGCCTCGCGCTCGATGCGCTCTTTCTCGGCCTTCTCAGCAGCCCGGCGCTGCTCGTCGGCCTTGATCTGCGCGTCTATCGGCGCCTCCAGGGCTTCGATCTCGGCCGTGATGCGCGCGGCCTCGGTGTCGATCAGCTTGCCGTAGGCCAGCGCCGGGGCCTTGAAGTCCTTGCGGCGCTTCTCCAGCGTCGTGCGCAGCGTCACGCAGCGCAGGCGGTCGGCGCGGGCCGCTTGGTCGCCCTTCGTGGTCTTCAGGTCGTAGGTCTTGCCGGCCAGTTCCGCCTTCAGCGCGGCCAGGCCTGCCTCGGTGGCGCTGTACTTCACCAGCGGGGTGCCGTTGACGATCTGCGCGCGGTCCACCACCTCGTCAGCCACTTCGGCGCGGCGGGCGATGGTGTCCACGATCTCGGGAAGGGGGGTGTCAAACACGGGTGTCGCTCCACTGTTCGTTCGTGAGATCCGGCCGCGGGTCGCGGTAGCCGTCCACACGGCACCGCTGCTGCGGCAGGAGGATTGAGGGGTGGGCCCGGGGCCGCTTCACGGCGCACTGCGGGCAGTTCACGCCGTACTTGGCGCGCAGTGCCTTGCGGTGGTCGTCAAGGGCCCGGAAGCCTTCGATGGCGTCACCCACGGCCTAGAACTCCGCAGGCGCGAGGGCGCGCTTCGGCTCCACGGGCGCCGTGGGCAGTTCCCAGGGGGCGTCCATGTCGGGGGTGGTGGGGGCGGCAGGGGCAGGCGCACCGATGCACTTGCGCAGCGCGGTTTCGTACTCGGACACCACGCGCTCAAAGGCCACGAGGTCGTCTTCCAGCGCCTGAATCGCGTTCTCGTCGCGGGCGATGCGCACGATGGTCAGCCGGCCTTGCGGAAGGTCAGGCGCCCACAGCACGAGGTCGCACCACTTGCGGCCCAGCAGCCACAGCGCGCCGTTGATCTGGTCGATGTAGTCGGAGTGGTCGCCTTCAACCACCGCGCGGAACAGCGTGCCGCTGCTCACCATCGTCTTGATTTCGATGATCCCGTCATCGTCCACCAGGCCGTCCACGCTCACGCCGAACTTGCCATCGTCGGTTGTGATGAACCCCGCTTCTTCCACGAGGTTGCCGCTGCGGGCCTCATAGGCCTGCCGGGCCAGCGGCTCCTGCTCGGTGCCGGTGCGCATGGCCGCGTTCACGTACACGCTCTCGGCCTGCCCGCCCACGCGCTCGCGCGCCACGTCTTGCGCGTACAGCTTGGCCTTCGCGCTCATGCCCTTGGCAGTGCGGTCGCGGGCATCCTTGAAGCGGCTGCCGGTGATGACGCCGCGGCGCGACTCCAGCCAGTCATCGCTGCCCTGCTCGTGCTGGTGAACGATCATGCCGACACCCCTTCGGCATCCACCTTCTTGGCGGTTTCCTTGAGCCCGCGGAATCGCGGCAGCATCAGCTGGCGCGTGTCTTCCGGCTGGGCCTCCCACCACTTGCGCAGCGAGTCGGTGCCCTTTTTGGCTGCGGCTTCGGCGTCTGCAATTACCTCGGGCGATGCGCTGCGCGGGCGCTCGGTGGCCTTGTCCAGGCGCAGGCCTTCCACCGTTTCCTTGCCGAACCGAACGTGCTGGTCCACGTAGACCGTGACGGGCACGTTCTGCCAGTCGTCAATCCACTTCGAGCCGGTCAGCTTCGCCAGCATCTTGCTGTTGGTGGCGTTCAGGATCATCGGCTTCAGCGGCTCACCGGGGCGAAGCTCGCGCTCCACGAACCAGGCGGTGTTGAACTCGTCCTTGGTCTTCTTGGTGCGGTCGGCTTCCAGCGTCACGCGCTTGATGGTCAGAACCACGGGGTCCACGATGTCGGCGCTGGACAGGTACGGGCTGTCGAAGGCCTTGCGGTAATGCGTCTTGTCGGTGGGTGCGTTCACGGGGTTTCCTTCAGAGTGCCCGTGCCAGTGCGGCCAGGGCGGTGGAGATGCGGCGGCCGATCTGGCGCCAGCGGGTAAGGGGGTGGGGGTTGCGGTACGGGCCTTCCATGGACCCCTTCGCCAGCAGCAGGTCGGGCAGGCTGAGCGTGGCCGGGTCGCGCGCCGCGTCGGTCAGGTTCGGCGCGTTGTTCATGTGCGGCAGGTGGGTAGGCTCAGCGCGCGTGTCGAACGCGGCCAGCACTTCGGAGGGGGTGGCGGCGCGTCTCATGCCAGTGCCTCAGTGACGATGCGCAGCACCTCGGCCACCACGATGCAGCCCAGCACCAGCCCCACGGCAGCGCGGGCAGCGTGGGCCAGCAGCGAGTCCACGGCGGCAGTGACGCGGGCGTTGTAGGCGTTCATGGCCTCGGCTTCCTCGTTGCTGGCCTTGATCTCGGCGGGGCTCATGCGCGCCCCCGATCGGCCATCGCGTACACCGGAGAGCCGGGGCCGTACTGGCGCACGTAGTCGGCCATCGCGGCACCAAGGCGCACGCTGTTCACCGTGTCCGCGATGCGCCACGCGCAGGCCAGCGCCTGCACGAAGCTGCCGCCGTAGGCCTGCATCGCGGCCAGCGTCGTGCGGCGCTCGTGCTCGGTCATGGAAATCCACACCGGCATGCGCTTGGCGTCTTCGCTGGCAACGTCGGCGCGCTGGGCCGGCGTCAGCAGGGAGTCCAGCAGGGCGCTCACGCTGCCACCTCGCCCAGCTTCGCCAGCTCACGGGTGCAGTACGCGATGTTCGCGGCCTTGGCCGCCTGCCGCGTGTACTCGGTGTAGTAGTCGCACTCCGGGTAGGCCGGGTCGAAGCCCTGCTGCGCTTCGGTCAGCGCAGCCTGCAGCCGGGCGCGCTTGTCGGCCACCGCCTCGGCGGCCATCGGGATGTAGTGGGCGCGCTGACGGGCCCGCTCCGCAGCGTGGCGGGCCTTGATGCCGTCAACGATGGCCTGCAGGTCAGCTTGGACCGCAGGCGGGGCAAAAGTCGTTTGCACTTCGCGTCTCCAACGCCGGGATGGCGTGAGACGCAGTTTACCGAATCAGGTAATCAGCAGTCAACCGATTTCGGTAATGTTTTTGCTACGATGCAGCCCGGCCCCTAAATCGAGGGGCAGCAAAAAGCCCGCGCGCGGCGGGCTGGGAGAGGTTGATGGGCGAGATCACTTCAGCGGCAGATGAACCAAACCGCGGAAAGCGGCTTCCGCTCGATCCAAGGCTTCAAGCGCTTCTTGAGTCCAGGCGTCCGATTCCACCGGGTGAATATCCGGCAGCACCACAGCCGCGAACTCGCCCCGCAAGTGCGCCAGCCGCGCTTCCAGCATCGACAGCACAGCAGATCGCTGCCGATCTTCGAGAAGGGGTAGCACGGCTGTCAGCGCTTCCGCAGCGCAAACCATGACGTGCTTGTACGCGGTCGCCTCAGCAACGAACGAAATCCGGTCGTTTGCTTCGACGCCCACCTACTTACCCTCAACCCACGCCCAGCAGCCTTCGATAAAGGACTGCGAGTTGCCGGTGCAGTCGCGCTTGTTGGTGATCCCCTTCTTCGCGGCCCACTCGTAGCCGGCCTTGTGGCCGGAGCAGTCCTGCGTGCACCTGTAGCCTTTGAAGGTGCCTTGCGCTGCGGATGGGCCAGCAAGCATTGAGCTTGCAGCGAGCGCCAGAAGCATGACAACAATTTTGTTCATCGGTTCTCTCCCTTGCCCGGGTAGCGCCGGGCTCGCCCGGCCAGCACTGCGCCGGCCTAGATTTCTCCGCCCTCGCGCCACGTCATCACCGCCGGCATCAGAAGATTCCCCACTGCCGGCGGATGCACTCCACCCGAACAAGGGGCGATTCATCTCGTTTGCAGATACGCCCAGCGGGGTCATGGCGCAACGTGTAAACGTTGGTCATGCTGCGGCCTGCGTCGGCTGTTTCCTTGACGGAGCGCCTGCCGCAGCCAGCGCCACCAGTAGGCCCTGCTCCACCATCTGGGCCTGCAAGCCAACCAGGCTGGCTATCGCCTCCTGATCTACGCCCCGGAACGGCCACCGCGCGGACGGGGCGTGTAGCACCGGGCGCTTCTCAGGGTCAAGCCCAGGGACGCACAGCTGCCAAGCCTGCAGCCCAAACGCTCCCGCGACCTTGGCCAGCAGGTCAACGCCAAAGCTCGTCTCGCCGCCCAGGATGCGCTGGGCGTTGCCATTCGATAGCCCCTTCTTCATCAGCTTGGCGACGCCTGACTCGTCATCAGCGAGGCCAAGCAAGCGGCGCACGTTGTCGCGCACTACCAACTTGATGTCGTCTTCCATCCCCACACGGTAAGCCGGCGCTGATACCGAATGTGGTTGACAGAGCGTTACCGCATCCGGTAACGTGTCGGCCATGGACATCGACTTCCCAAGCATTGACCAAGTGCGGAGCGCACTTGCGCCGCTTTCCCTGAAGCAACTGGAAGTGCTCGAACGGCTTTCAGGGGTGCCGGCCACGACGATCTACAAGATCAAGCTCGGCACGACTGAGAACCCTGGCATCGAGACGGTCCGCAAGTTCGCGCCGCACATATCGGCTGCGCTTGAGGTAGCTGCATGACGCGCAAGTGTTTTCACTGCGGCTGCGAAGTGCTGCGCCGTCACAAGTCCTGCCTGATGTGCTACCCGTGCAGTAGCGAGCACGCGCGCATCCGCCAGTCTGCATCGTCCAAGCTGCTGCGCGCTGTAAAGGCCGGCAAGGTTCCCCGCGCTGTGGGACAGACGTGTGTGGATTGCGGAAAGCCAGCTACGCGGTACGACCACCGCGATTACTCGCGCCCGCTTCACGTCGTGCCCGTTTGCGCGAGTTGCAACCAGTTGCGCGGCCCGGCCATTTGGGGCCGCCCTTGCCTTGACGTTGCGCGGGTGGCCGCCTGATGCCTCACGGCCTCCGCCCCACGCGGGCATCCCTGCCCAGCACTTCGAGCGCCTTGCGTTGGTACTCCAGCGCCACGGCCTCGCGGATCTTGCCCAGCCAGTACGCCAGCGAGGCCGCTGCCATCGCATGCACCTGCAACTGAGTGTCGTCGCCCATGAGTGAACCCCTGCTGAGTCGTCCTGCGAACCCGAACCGTCTTGAGGCCGAAGTCCGTCCGATGGTCCCCGTGGAGGTTCTTGCCGTGCTCGATGCCGTGTGCACCGACGAAGGGAAGGACCGTACCAAGAAGGTCAACGAGATCCTCCGCGCCTGGGCTCAGAAGGAATATCGCAGGGCCAGTCTCGTGATGAACACCTCGCGTGGCAATCCTCCGCTTCTGGATGACATGCCGGAGGACTCGGCATGACGCGCCCTGCCCTGAACGACAAGCAGATCGCGCGCATGGCCTTCCGCATCGCCATGTTTCAGCGCCGCGGCTTGAGCGAGCGCGCGGCCGAGAAGCTGGCCGACCGCTTGGCAGACCGCGACGACGACCGCGACGACCGGCGCGTGTGCCTGGAGTGCGAGCACCTGCAGCGCTCCGGTGCGTGCTTCGCTGCCGCGCAGGGCTGGCTTCCTCACACGTCGCCCAGGCATGCGCCTGTTCCTGACCTTCTCCAGCGCTGCGAGCGCTTCAGCTTTCAAACGCCATGACCCAAGCACTCATCAAGTACGAAGCCGCCTGCTACGCCATCGCCGAGTGCGTGCGCGTGGACGAGGTGAAGGAATGGGCCGACAAGGCCGCAGCCATGCAGGCCTACGGGCGCATGGCGAAGGACCAGACCTTGCAGGCGCAGGCGGCCGAGATCCGCATTCGCGCCGAGCGCCGGCTGGGTGAACTCATCACGGCGCAGAAGGCCGAGGGCGGGCTGAACCGCGGCGCAGCCGGGCTTGGCATCAACCAGCACACGCCCAAGGAGGTGCCCTCGTTGGCGACGAGGGCACCTCAAACGAGGGCACCTGCGCTGGCCGAGGCGGGCATCAGCTACGACCTGTCCAGCCGCGCGCAACGGCTGGCCGCTGTGCCCGAGCAGGTCTTTGAAGCAGAGCTCGCCGCCAAGCGCGAACGCGACCTGAAGGACGGTGCACGGGTCAGTGCTCGCCTTGAAGCCGCCGGCGCCAAGGTGCTGAAGCAGCAGACGGCACAAGAGGCCGAAGCCGCGCGCCAGGCCGAAGAGGCGCACGGCGACCTTGACACGGTGGCGGCCCTGGAAGAGGCGCTGCGCGAGATCGAGGCGCTGACCGGCGAAGTAAAGGCGGCCGAAGCCGACGACCTGAAGGCCGAGGCCATCAAGTGGCGCCGCGCCTACGACCACGCGGTGCGCCAGCAGTCCGAAGCGATGGACCGCGCCAAGGAATCGACCGACCGCGAGAAGTGGGTGATGCGGCAACTGATGCGCTGCGGCAAGGCCGTGGGCCAGGAAGACCCGTCCAAGATCGCCGCCGCCGTTGAGGCAGTGGCCCGCCAGCAGAAGGTGGCCGCATGAAAGTCTCTCTCCGCGATTACCAGGCGCGCGCGTTCGACCTTGCGCGCGATGCAGTGCGTCAGGGCCATAAGCGCATCCTCATCGTGGCCCCCACCGGCGGCGGCAAGACCGTGCTGGCGTCGGCCCTCATGGAGATGGTGAAGGAGAAGGGGAACCGCGCCGCGTTCGTGGTGGACCGGCTCTCCCTGATCCAGCAGACCAGCGACACCTTCGACCGCTACGGGCTTGACCACGGCGTCATCCAGGGCGGCCACGTCCGGTTCCGCCCGTCGATGCCGCTGCAGTTGTGCAGCGTGCAGACGCTGGCCCGCCGCCGCTGGCCAGAAACGCAAGTGGACGTGTTCGATGAGGCGCACGTTCTGCACGCATGCCACAAGGCCCGCCTGCAGCAAGACGAGTCGGTGGTGATCGGCTTGACCGCCACGCCTTTTACCAAGGGCCTGGGCAAGTGGTTCGATGTCGTCATCAACGTGACGACCACGCGCGAACTGATAGACCAGAAGTGGCTTTCCCCGTACCGCGTTTTCTCGTGCGTCGAGCCCGACATGAGTGGCGTCGCGGTGAAGTCCACCGGCGAGTGGGACGACACCCAGGCCAGCAAGAAGGCGCTGGAAGTGGTGGGCGACGTGGTGGCCGAGTACCTGAAGCACGGCGAGAGCCGCAAGTTCATTTGCAGCGCGGTAGACACCACGCACGTTGAGGAACTGCAGCGCCAGTTTCTGGCCGCGGGCATCAACGTGGCCAGCTACACCTACAAGGACAAGGACGAAGACCGCGCGGATGTCACGCTGGAGTTCCGAAAGCCTGACAGCAGCATTCGCGGCCTCATCACTGTCACTGCTGCCTCGCGTGGGTTCGACGTGCCTGACGTGGGCTGCATCATCATGGCCCGGCCCCTGCGCAAGAGCTTGGCCGAGCACATCCAGCTGCTGGGCCGCGGCCTTCGCATCGCGGACAACAAGACGGACTGCCTGGTGCTGTGCCACTCAGGGAACATGGCCCGGTTTTGGGCTGACACCGAAGAGTTCTTCGACAACGGCTTAGCCGAACTGGACGACGGCAAGCCCAAGGACAAGAAGAAGGCCGAGAAGAAGGTTGAGGCCGAGCCGGTCAAGTGCGGAAGCTGCGGCCACCTGCACCGGCCGATGCCGTTCTGCCCGAACTGCGGCCACGAGTACCCGAAGAAGGCCGCGGTGCAGCATGTGCCTGGCACGCTGAAGGAACTCATCGCTCACGGCGACCAGGGCCTGCTGCGCAAGAAGCTGTGGCCGCAGATCGTGTCTTACGTGCTGGAAGGCACGCAGGACATGGAGCGCGCGCAGCGCAAGGCGCAGGCCATGTACCACGAGCTTACTGGCACGTTCGCCAAGGCGCGCGTCGAGACGACGACGCCCGAGCCGTGCACGGCCGAGGTCCGCAATCGCATCCGGGCGAACCAGATCCGCTGGGCCAAGGGCCGCCAGAAGGCCGCGCAGCGCGAGGCGGTGCCGGCATGAGCTTTGAGCAGGCACTCCGCTTCGCTGGCCTGCGCCCGCGCAGCAGCGACATCAAGGCCGATGGCGTCATCCGCCGCTGCCCGACCGAAAGCAAGCCAGGCAAGCGCAACGGCTGGTTTGTGCTGCACCCGGATGGCCATGGCTCCTGGGGTGATTGGGGCAGCGGCGGCGGCGAGGCGCTGGGCCACTGGAAGGACGAACACGCGAAGGTCGATGCGGCTGCTGTGGCGCGCATGGCCGAGCAGACACGCCAGCAGCGCGAGCGCGAGCGCGCGCACCGACTGCAGGCCATGCGCAGCGCCCGCACGTTCTGGGCTGCTGCGCGCCCGCTGAACCGGCCGCACAAGTACATCGCCGACAAGGGCCTGAGCCCGCTGGGCTGCGCGAGCCTGCGCACGCACGACGGGCTGCTGGTGGTGCCTGTGTGGCTGGGTGAATGGCTCATCAGCGTGCAGACCATCACCGCAGACGGCGCCAAGCGTTTCTGGCCGGGTGCGCCTGTCAAGGCGGGGTGCCTGGTGCTGGATCGCCAGCGCCCGGCCGTCACCGTGGTGTGCGAGGGCTTGGCCACCGGCCTTGCGGTGTTTCAGAGCATGCGCCAGGCGCGCGTGGTGGTGGCCTTTGACGCCGGCAACCTGCTGCCGGTGGTGGGGCGCTTGAAGCTGTCGGGCAGCGTGGTGATCGGCGCCGACAACGACCACGCCACGCTGGCCCGCCGCGGCTTCAACCCCGGCCTGGACAAGGCGCGCAACGCGGCCGAGTTGATCGGCTGCGGTGTGGCCTACCCCACGGGCATTGAAGGCAGCGACTGGGCTGATTTCCTCAAGGAACTTGGCGAAGGCTCGCCGCGGAAGCTGGAACGCGCGGTGCTGGCCCAGGCCCGCTACGTGATGGAGCCTGTGCCGTGAGCGGGCCTCGATGCCCCGCGCGGACGCCAAGCAGACACCGGCGCGCGGGACACGACACCTCTACCGGGGGCAAGACGCGGAAGCAGAGGGGCGGGGTGGCGAAGGCAGCGCCCCAGCGTCGAGCGGCTACCGGGTCTATGTGGCTCCAGACGGCACGTAGTGAAGGACTCATCCGGCAGGCTGGGTCCGTCCACCAAACGGCACCAACGAAGAAAGCATTTGGCTGTTTCTCTATGAGCGCTACTACCTCACCTACGCACGCGACGCGCCGGCCGGCAGGGGGCACGCTGTGAAGTGGACCGTCGAACTCCGCGAGCTTGCCGCCGCGCACCGCGCCTTGCTGGCCTTGTGGGCGCAGATCAAGCCGCTGCTGGCCGCCGGCAAGTACCTGATCGTCACGATCAAGACGGACAGCCGCAGCCTGGCGCAGAACCGGCTGATGTGGTCCTGCCTGAAAGACCTGAGCCAGCAAGTCGAGTGGGACGGCGGCCGGTTTGATGAGGAGGGCTGGAAAGACCTCATCACGGCCACGATCCACGGGCAGCGCGTGGTGCGCGACCTTGAGTGCAACGGCCTTGTGTCGTTGAGCCGGGGCAAGAGCACCAGCGACATGACCATCGCCGAGATGGTGGAAGTCATCGACTACGCCCATGCCTTCGGCGACCTGCGCGGGGTGCGGTGGAGCAGGACATCGCTGGGCCGCGACTGGCCCGAGGGCTCTACGGGCGTGCGCCCGGTGCGCGCGAAGAAGGGGCAGGAGGTGCAGGCGTGAGCGGCTACCTGATCGTAGGCATCGACCCCGGCGTCACCACCGGCTTTGCCTTGTGGGACAAAACCACGGGCCGGCTGGAAGAGGTGAACAGCATGGGCATCGTGGCCGCGATGCTCCGCGTGCAGCTCATGCACAACGAGGGCGTGCTGCACTCCGTGGTGTACGAAGACGCGCGCCTGCGCACCGGCTACTTCGGCAAGCGCGCGGACAAAAAGCAGCAAGGCGCCGGCAGCATCAAGCGGGATTGCAGCGTGTGGGCTGAGTGGCTGTCCATGCTGGGCTGCGCCTACAAAGCCGTGAGCCCCAAGGACAAGGGGCCAAAGCTGGAAGCGGTGCCGTTCGCCAAGCTGACGGGCTGGCAGGGCCGCACGAACGAACACGGCAGAGACGCGGCCATGCTGGTGTTCAAGCGATGAGCCGGTTTCAAGCCAAGCCCGCCGGCCACACCGTGCCCATCACCACGCCGCTGGAGGAAATCCGCGCGCAGGCCGAGGCGCGGCTGTCGTGCCTCACGGCCGCAGAGGTGGAAGTTCTGGTGCTGCTGGCCAAGGGCCACAGCAACAAGGTGATCGCCGGGAAGCGGGGCAAGACCGAGAAGACCATCGAGGACCAGCGCCGCACGCTCACCACGCGGCTGGGCGTCACCTACGTGGAAGCCGCTGTGCTGGCTGGAAAGGCTGGGTGGGTTTAATCAATGAGCACATTGACTCAATCGCTTCTCAAAGAGCTTCTTGAATACAACCAAGACACTGGCGAATTCCGGTGGAAGGTTCGCAGAGGGTCGGCACGCGCTGGCGACTTGGCAGGCAACCTAAGAAGCGATGGCTACAGGGTGATTCGCCTAGAAG